AAACAGCGTTGGCGGAGTTGCCGGTGGCAGTGCTGCCGGTGTTGTTCACCATCGACAGGTTAGTACCAACCATAGCCAGGCCGCCGGAAGCAACAGTAGTGCCGGACGAAGCGACAACGGCCTTGAAGACGGTGTCAGGATCGTCACAGACAATCGCCTGCGCATCGCCAGCCAGCGTGGAAGCAGGCCAGTATTGCGAGAATTGCTTCTGCTTGGTGATCGGGTTGGTGTAGGACACGCCCAGGAAAATACCAGTTGCCTGGTTTACACCAGTACCAGTGGACACGGATGCGCGGGTGATAAAACCACGCGACAGAACCACGAAGTCACCGTAGAAGATGTTTGTAGCGTAACCGTACTGAATGGGAAGGCTGCGGGTAGAACCAGCAAAAACCTGCCCACCGATCAAATTGATCGGCTTTAGGCCGTAAGGGGCCGGGATCGAGGGATAAGGCATTCAAAGCTCCTAAAAATGTTTAAGCACCTTTGCCAAAGCTCGTCGAAGACTTGCGTTCATTGAACAGCGGCATCCTCGGGTCACTCTGGCGCATGAGGCTGTTGTCCACCGCGTCCGCTTGAGCTTTGGTCATCTTCTCGAAGTGATCGATCCGACCCTTCATAAACTCAGTTGGCGCTTTGCAGAGCAGCAGCCCGCCGATCTCGATGTTGTGCTTGAAGCGACTTTCGGGATCAACTAGCAGTTGCATGTCCGGTTGTTCTTCGATGGCCACCGGCTCCCACCCTTCACGGCGCATGCCAGTGATATTGCGGGGGTCAGCTTTGTCGAGAATCGATACACGAATCCATCGGTACGCATAACCTGGCAGCTTCTCAGGCTCAGGCAGAAGCTCAGCACGCGCCCACTGCTTGGGACGCTCTTGAGTTTCACGACTTTCCAGTTCACGCGTTGTGCGAGTTTGTGCCATTTTTAGGCCTCCAATTTCAGTTTTGCCACAGCATATTGTTCATCGGTTAACCCCAGCTTTTTGGCCAGAGTCCGCTGACTTTCTGTCAGTCGAACACGTTTTGACTGTGTCGTTCGTGTAGCCGGCGCAACCACCGTGCTTGCTTTTGTAGCCCTTACAGGCTTTTCGTCGTCTTCCGTCTGGTCCTCGAACCGTTCTGGAAAACGTTTGCGCATCGTATTATCAATGCGCCGGTAATATTCTTGCGAAGATACCACAACCCCTTCTTCCTTCAACTGTTCGTGAAGGGCCAGGGCCATACCTGTCATTAGCTTATCTTCGCCAAACCAGGAGTTTTCACTTTTCCACGCTTCTGCGCTTGGATCAGTTTTAATCCGCTGGACTGGTTGTGCCGTTTGTACTTCAAACTTTTCTTCTTGTAAAGGGGCGGGTTTGAAGCTAGAAACTTTGTCAACTTTGATCGACATTTGGTTAAGTTTCTTCTGGGCCTCCAGCACCTTTTCGGAATCGCCGGATTCATAGGCTTCACGGTATTCCCGTTCGGCTTGCTGCATCTCCATCTCCACCGCTTTTTTGGCGGTTTCAATGACGTTCTTCTGGCTGCTATTGATCGTTGATTTGAGTTTGTTGTTCTCATCAATCAACCGTTTGGCCAGGGCAATAGCCTCTGCCTGCTCACGCTGGACAGATTCCTTTTCCCGGCGCTCATCATGAGCCAGCTTTTTGAGCTGCAGGAGCTTCTTTTTGACTTTGCTGGAATAGTCCTCCAGCTCGTCGTTATATAGCTCGTCCGCTACTTCCTTAGGAAGGGGCTTTTTATTGCGATCTTCCTCAGGGGTATCGTCCTCGATTTCAATTTCGAGTTTGTTGTCGTCTTTCGTATCCTCGACTTCGTCGGGGAACTTGAATTCGTCATCGCCAAATTTAGACATGTGAACCTCCTTCACTTACGCCGGATGCCGCGAGGATCATCCACAGTACCGTCAACCGTATCATCATTGATCATACGGAACTCACGGCCATGGATAACCAGGCGCTGACCAGCGTTGGGTCGAACAAGAACAAAGTCACCTTCTTTGCACCACGGGCCGCTGGGGAACCGCTTGGGATCCTTGTAGCAGTCCGGTCCCAGTGCAACCACGAACAACACCGTGGCCAGGGTTTCCTCGATCATGATCGTTTCGTCGGCCTTCAAAAGGCCATGATCAAACTCTTTTTCCACCTCGGGCAGGGCGCACAAAATCTTGTAGCCAGCCGGTTTGGGGAGTTGCTTCCCTTTTTCTTCGGGAGTCGTGGAACTTGTTCCAATAATTACTGGATTGTCTGGATTGGTGGCCAGTAGGATTTCACTCATCTTGGGTTTCAAGCCTTCGCTGTAGGTCTGCAATATAGAGACGTGCAGTGAGCAGACCTTTAACCTCTCCGCACATCTTTTTGTACTCCGCAAAATCCTTGGCGTTGTCGTCCGCCATGGCTTCTTGGAGTTGTTGAACCTTGCTGTCGATTTGCGACCTCAAATGTTCGAACGCTTTGTCAATGAATTGATCATTCACTGTTTGGCCTTTTCAGGTTTATTTTGGTTTGCCCGAATCTGGGCGGTTGTTTTGGCCACGTCTACGCCGAGGCGCATGCGGTCAAGTTCTTTTTGAGCGCTGTTTCTTTCAGTGCTTTGCTCGGATTGAGCCCGAATACGCGCAAATTCAATCTCACGCTGTGACTCGATACGAGCCTGTTCCGTCTTGATCTGCGCCGACTTGGCCTGCGCATCAATCTGGATTTTTTGCTGCTTGAGCTGCAGCTCGCCTTCCTTGAGCTTGAGCTCCTGCTGCTGCATCTGGATCAGCGGATCCTGAGCCATCTGCTGAGCTTCTTGCTGCGCAGCCAGTGCTTTGTTCTTGTTGAGCAGCTGGCCGGACGCCTGGGCAATCAGCTTGGCCAACTCGGCTTCGATCTCCGGCGGCAGCTTATCCTCCGGCGACGGCAGGGTCACGCCCATCTGCTCTTGCATCTGCTCCCGATAGTGGAAGCCCAGGTGCTCGGCAATGTGCGCCTGCAGCGATGCATTAATCGAATTGACCTGGGGGTTCTGCGCGATCTGCTTGGCCATCAGCGGGTCTTGCATGAACATCGTGTGAGCCGCGATGTGTGCATCGTGATCCTGGAAGATGAACGCCTTCATGGGCTTGCCACGCAGCGCATTCATGTTCTCGGTAATCGGATCGGTGGGCTGCTCATCGTCCTCCAACGGCACCAGCTTTTGGGCATTTTTGATACCCAGCACGTCCAGCATCTGGCGGTGCAGCTGGGGCAGGTCATAGATCTGCGGCGCCATCTGGGCCAGCTGGATCACAGCCTGGTACTGCACAACCTTTTGCGCCATCGTGGCCGCGTTGGGATCCGATACCGGGATCACCTCAACCATGTCGTAGTCAGCCCTCTTAGCCTTGCGGCCACCCTGCTCGGGCTCGTAGCTGTACTCTTCAGGGGTGTAGTCGCGGATGATGTTGCGCAGGAGTTTTAGCTCTTGCTTGAACGAGTAATGCACCCGCGCCTGGACCGCGGACATCACCTTCAGTTGACGCTCCAGCAACGCCAGCGTCGTACCAACAGGAGAGTTGGCAGACATGTCCGCCACCTTCATGTCAGCAGCAGACGCAAACCGGCGGCCCTCGTCAACGATCTTGTCCATCAAAGAAGCAAGAACCTGGCTCGGCTCTTTGTATGGCAGCGCCATGATGTTGTCTTTGATCGTGCCGCTGGGCACGTCAACATCTCGCCATTCAGCCGGAGCAATCGGGGTATCGTCACCCTTTACCCGCAAACCGCGGGTTTTGAATCCACCCGGCAGGTTGCTCAACGAGCCAGCATCGACCAATTGGCGAAGAATCGAGGTGCCGGCCTTGGCAAACGCCCCGATCAGGTGGATCAGGCCAAAACAGTAGAAGCCAAAGCCAGGGACGTAGCCATAGTGGACGTAGTGCTGGCGCTTGATGTGCTTTTTATCGTCGGGGTTCCAGTTTCGGCGGATGGCCAGGCATTTTTGGCTGCCTTTTTCGATGGTCACGATGTACGGCAGGGCAATACCCGTCATTTCGCCGTTCTCATCCTTATGCTCGTACCCGGGTAAGTCCAGGTTAACGTTCATCTCCAGCAATTTGTACCGGTCATCGCTGGTTGCGCGGAAACCCATCTTCTCCGCAATCTTTTTCTCGACCTCATCGAGGTCATTGCTCGGCTCGCCCAGCTCAATGTCGCAGTAAAACCCAGCAACCTGCAGTTTGCGCAGGTCGTTCTCGGTCTTCCTCATCACATGGGTCACGCGCTCGGCAGTTTCGATGTCGCTGGCCCCATACGGCACCACGATATCGTCGGCCTGCACATAAATAGACGTTTGGCGCTCAAGGTTGGGGTCGTAATAGACCTTTTTGAACGCGTTGCCCGCCAATCCTAGACCCCAAACCATCCGCTCGTGCTCAGGACGGAACTCAGTCATCACGTCCGTGAGCTGGTAGTTCATGTCGTCCTGGACATTAGTCGCGGCTTCGCGTTTTTCGGGGGTTTCCTTGCCAATAATTTGGGTTTTGACCGGCCCCGCAGCAGGGAACGTGGACATAACCGTTTCGGCCTGAAATTTGACCAGCGCTTCGGACAAAAGCGGGTGATAAACCCCGCATGCGCCAGGCCACGGGTCAGTTCTTTCCTCGATTTTCAAACCCAGCAACTGCAAACCGTCCACATAGGTC